CATACGTTTATGATTTCCCAAATTGCCATGCGTGGGCAAGTTATCACTGACGAGCATTGGCTGCGTGACAATGACGGCAAGTGGCTACTCGCAGACCCAATCAAGGGTGATACGTTCGACACGCAGACAGGCGCACCCACCAACCGACTGCCAGCGCCCCCGGTTGATGCCTACGTGGTAGAGAACTGGGTGAAGCGGTGCGATTGCCCCATTGGTGACACCCCCGTAAGCGCAGGGGCATGGATGCAAGAGATTTGGATTAGAGATGCAACGGCTTGGGAGCGGGTGCTGTCAGGCGAATACACTGGCGTAAGTATTGAAGGCTGGCGGTTTAGCGCCCCAGACAAGGAGGAGTGAACATGGCTGCAAAAAGAAAGGGCCGTCGCAAGATGACAGACGAAGAGAAGGCAGCGGCCAAACTGAAGCGTGAAGAGAAGAAGGCTGAAGCCAAACCAGAGTCAGAGGAAAACCTGCTCACGCTGCTTGATTCTGATGGCGGTGAGAATCTGCCAGCGGTAGACGCACCCCCGGAGTTGCCAAAGGCTGAAGACCCACCTGCACCGCCCGAGCCGAAAGACCCACCACCCCCGCCCCCAGAACCCGAACCGGAAGATAACCCTGAAGACCGTGGATGGATGACACTCAAGGAAGTCTGCGGCCTGTTTGGCGTGAGCCGCCCATTTGTCAGTGGCTTCGTTGCCCGCGGTCGAATTCCCGGTTTGGAGTCAAGCGTACAAGGCGTCAAAATGCGCTGGTATCCGGTTCAAGTGGAAGTGTTGCGGCGTGCATTGGATATCATCGACACGCTGGACCATATGCGCAAGCAAGAGGAGCATATTTTCGCATGCGCCACCGTCACCCCGGATCGTACTGAGGGCCGGTTGCTGCTTCAGACTGACCGCGGAATGCGCCTATCCGATGGCATTGGCACCATGAGAATGATGAGCCTGAAGCCGATCTTGTATATCCCCCGCCCCCACAAGTAAAAACCACCCCCGCAAAACTGTGTCTAAAAGACACACCTAAGTAGTCGCCGTTTCATTTTGACACAATCGCCCCCCTGAACTTACCCTAGCAGCGTGAGTGATATTGAAACCAGCGAAGATCTTCAGGGCCTCCACGTACCACGAATTGCGCTAACCAAGTATCCGGCGAACTTCGGTGGAATCCCTCAGGTCCGTTCCGATGGAGACGACATGGCCGAGAAAACCACGATTGAGGTAGATGCAAGCCTCGTACCTATGTTTGAAACGATTGCCAACGACTTTGAAGCACGGGTTGAAAGCGTGCGTGCCGCTGAAGTGGTGCGGGGCGAAGAAGCTGACGCCGCTGCCGGTGCAATTGCCGCTGCATTGCAGATCCTTGAGCCACTCAAGGCCGAAATTAACCGGGATGCTTTTATCTGGTTGGGCGATCTGGTTGGCCACAGCATCAAAGAACTGACATGGATCGAGCGTGCTGACGCTTCCATCGCCCGGTGCGATGAATTGGAAGCAGAAGCCGCCCGAGCCGATGAAGAGAAAGCCGCCGCAGAGCGTGCCGAAAATCCGTTTATGCTGAACGATGACGGCACCCTCAATGAGGAAGGCTACCCGGAAGAGCAGCGATCCGTCATGCGGTCGCAGTTCGACCTCTATCAGGGCGTGATTGCACGCAACGCCGATCTTGAGGCTGAACTTGCCGAGAACAAGGCCGAAGCCACCCGTGCCGCAGACGAGAAGTTGGTTGAGGAAGTCACCCGAGCATGTGGTCAGTTCGACGATCTACCCGGTGACAAGGACAAGCGGCTTGACTTGATGCTGCGTGCAAAGCGTGCTGACTCCGATCTGTACGATGCCATGACCGAGTTGTGGGAGCAGGCGATGGCCGGTGCCCGTGCTTTGGCACAGGGTGAGGTTGGCAGTTCTGCCGGTGCCAATGGCAACGACGCCAGTACTTCCGAGGGCCTGTATGCGCAGATTCGCAGCGCAACTGATACGAAGGTCAAGGAAGCCGCCGACGCTGGCCGCCAGATGGATTACGCCACCGCCCGCAGCGCAGTGTTGCGAGAGAATCCCGGCATGTACGACCGTTACCTTGAAGCGAATTTGGCAGAGAAGGCCGCAAGCAAATAGACACCGTGCCGCGAGGCCGATGATAGGAGGATTTACGAATGAGCACCTATGAGAATCAGAAGACTCTGAGCTTCGTCGCCGCGGCAGACCTTTCGGCCAAGCGGTACTATGCAGTGCAGGTCACCGCAGCCAACGAAGTCAACGTTGGTTCGTTGGGCGGGCAGTGCGTGGGTATTCTCCAGAACCAGCCGACTGCCGATCAAGCCGCTGTTGTGGCTATCAATGGGCGGGCGATTGGACTGGCAAGCGGAACCATTACCGCTGGCGATGATGTTGAATCCACCGCAACTGGCCTGCTTCAGACCATGACTGGCGGCGGGTACAAGATTGGTACCGCCATTACTTCCGCTGCTAGCGGTGCCACCTTCGAATTGATGGTTGGAGCCGGGCAGCAGGATGAAGGCGTTGCACGGTTTACCGATGATGGCGGGATCACCGCTGGCCTTATCGTGCAGACTGGAACCGCAGCCGGTGACGTTGCCGTTGCTGATGCCAACGCAAAGCCGTTCGGTGTAGCCGCCGCAACTTCCATCAACAACGCCCCTGCATACATTTATGTGGATGGTTCTGTTGAAGTTACCAGCGGAGCAGCATTTGCCAAGGGCGCAAGCCTCACTTCTGACGCAGCAGGTAAGGCCGTAGCCGCTGGCACGTTGGGTAACCGCCACTGTATCGGGTATGCACTAGACGCAGCCACGGGCGCAGACGAATCAATCACCATGATTATCTCGCAGCACCTGTTTTCCCCCGTCAACACTTCGTCTGACCTCGTTGCTGGTGAAGACCTCAGTTCCTCACAGTACTTCGCTGTCAAGGTTGACCCCGCAGACGACAAGATGATCCTCGGTACCGCTGGCGACCTTTGCGTCGGGCTGGTACAGAACGCACCCATACTGGACGCAGAAGCCATCGTTGCCACCTCAGGCGTTGCAACTGGTATCGCTGGTGCCGTGGGCGTTACGTCCGGCGCTGAAGTTGAATCTGACGCATTCGGTACCCTGATTAATGCTTCCGGTACTGCCGGTTATAATACCATTGGTGTTGCTCTGAATGACGCCGCTGGTGCCGCCGAAGTTACCGTACTACTGACCACCCGCAAGCAGGTTGCAGCCGAAGTTATTGGCGTTGCCGCTGGCTATGCAGTGGCCCGTGGACAGCATACGGTGCTCTCTGCCGTTGATACCATTGCGACTGGCCTGACCGGTGGCGTAGTGGCTGCGTTTGGTACGCTGGAGACTGACCCGAGCGTGACCATCACGTTTGCCAATGCTGCCATTGGCGATCAGGTTGCGGCACCAGTAGCCGGTAGCATATACATCAAAACGTGGAAACACACGACCGCTGGCGCTGCTGGCAACCCAGACCTCACCGCGTCGACCGCATGGGCTGGCGAACTTGTGAACTGGTACGCAATCGGAACCATCGTTTAGTAGCGAAACCGGGGGAGCGGCAGCCAATGCCAACCCCCTTTATGACTTTGATATAAAGGAGGCTCACAATGCCACTCTCCAGCGCAGTACATGCCGATAGGCCACTTACCGATCTTTCGGTTGCATCGATTCAGAGCGATGAAGCATTTATCGCAACCAAAGTATTCCCCGCAGTACCGGTAGCCAAAGAATCCGATACCTATTACGTCTATGGTACCGAGTTCTTCATGCGTGATGATGCCAAACTCCGCGGTGAGAATACGCAGAGTGCAGGCGGCGATTACGGGATCACCGAAGATAACTACGTCGCCAAAGAGTGGTCCTTCCACAAGGATATCAGCAAGCGTGAGCGTCGGAATTCTGACAAAGCATTGCGCCCGTTGGAAGATGCTACCCGCTACGTGTCAAAGATTCTCGGCACCCGGCGTGAACGACTGTGGGCCGCTACCTTCTTCGCCGCTGGTATCTGGACGAGCAACTACACTGGCGTTGCAGGTGCCCCCGGTGCCACGCAGTTCCGTCAGTGGAACGACCAGACCAACGCCACCCCGGTTACTGATGTTGAGGATTGGAAGCAGGTTATCCTTCTGCTCACGGGCTACGAGCCTGACACCCTCGTGGTTACCCCGGACGTGTGGAAGAAACTGAAGGAACACCCGCAGATCATCGGGCGTCTTCAGTACAACAACCCCGGCTTCGCTGCTTCCGGTGGCAAGGTCACAATGGGTATGGTTGCTGCGATGATGGACTTGCGTCAGTTGTTCGTGGCCAAAGCCGTCTACAATACTAGCCAGATTGATGGTACCCCTAGCAACGCATTCGTTTGCGGCACGAAGGGTGCCCTGCTTTGCTACAGCGCCCCGAATCCTGGCAAGATGGAGCCGAGTGCAGGCTACCACTTTACGTGGAGTGATGAAGACGAAGTGGTTTCCTCGGAAGCTACCCGAATCATCACCGAGCCCGTGCCCAATACCAACACGTGGATGCGAGTTGACGGGTCCATTTTCATGGCTCCGAAAGTCGTTTCCGCTGACCTCGGACTCTTCGCAGCTTCCGTGATTGCGTAGTAGGAGAAGGCCGCATGGCCCGGAGGACACATGCCCTACGGTGGAGATCCAGCCGCCAGCTTTGCCGATGCTGTACGATTCGAGATCGGGGATACCGATCCGGCAAATGAACTGGTGACTGATGCGGAGATTGCATATCTCCGCTCCACCTACGGGGATGACGTTCTAACGGTAGCGGCTGAAGCAGCACTTCGTCTCGCCAATAACTATGCATCCCTGATAGATCAGAAAGTCGGCAAGGTACAAGTCTGGTACTCACAGCGGGCCGCACAGTTCCGCAAGGTATACGACGACCTACGCCGACGCATGGCCCTTGACGCAACCCCCTATGCGGGCGGTATCAGCAAGACAACTATCGAGCAGGAAGAGGAAGACGAGGATCGGCCTGAGCCGTTCTTTTCCACGGAGATGCTCGATGGCTAAGCGCAACGATACCATTGTCCGTGACAAGGGAGCCAACAAGATTCTGAGGGATTTGAAGTTGGCTGATAAGGGTTGGGGTGATGCTGGATACTGGGGCGCAAAGAAGCACGCAGACGGCACCGCAACTATCCCCTACATTGCCAGTATCCACGAGTATGGCACCATCAATCAAGACCCGACTAAAGGCACCGCCATTCCTGAACGCTCATTTATGCGCACAACGGTAGATGAGAATAAGAGTGAGTACCGTGACGCCATGAAGAAGGTGGGCACGCAGGTGCTTGACGGGGTATCGTTCAAGGATGCTATGAGCGCCTTTCTTGAGAAAGTACTCGGGGATATCCGCCAGAAGTTGACGAGGGGAGATCCTTCATGGGAGCCGCTTGCCGACAGTACGAAGGCTAACCGCAAGCATGGTGGCGATCAACCACTATTCGATACCGGCGCACTGGCCAACTCAGGCGGCACCCGTGTCTTCATCCGTGGCAGCAAGGTAGCAGAGTCGGGGGAAAACTAATGTTTCAGCCTCCCGAAATATACAAGACCATCACGGCCACTCGCTTTGCTGCGGGGGCACGTGTAGGCGGGCGGTGGGTGGAGGGTGCGTCCAGCACCATCACTTTCACGGGTTATATTGAGTCCATCAGTGAGCAGACCGCCCGCAACAAGTTTATCACGCTCGACGCTGGCCACCGCTGGCAGGGCGGGATTTTGATAATCACCGACGAAGATTTGCAGTTGATGGAGTCGGGCAACAGCGGGCGCAATGCTGACAGGATTCAATACCTGGGCACGCTCTGGGAAGTGCAGGGCAATGACGATTTCGAGTTCACGACGCTGGCAGAAGCGCATCACGAGTACCTAGGTATAAGGGTGACACAGTGAGCCTGACTACCTACGAAGCAGCCGCCTATGCGTGGCTCGTGGCTGCCGTGAACGATGCTAGCAAAGAGGTCGTGTTCGGGCAAGATTCAGGCACCGGAACCAGCCGGGTAACCGGGCCGGAACCGGACGATCCTCACGTCATCTTGCGTACTACGTCATTGACCGAAGTTGGCACCAGTGAGACTGACCCCAAGGTTACCGTCACGGGCGTAGCACCCAACGAAGTGGGAAGCCGTGTCATCTACGACCGATACGAAGCCGCTGTTGGTTGTCAGTTTGTCGGGCAAGGTGGCCGTGAGTTGGGCATTGCGTGCCGCAGGGCGTTGCAGCGCAGTGATGTACTACAGACGTTCGCTGCCGCAGACATGGGGCACTTGCGATCCTCTGAGTTGATTAGTGTGCCAGACAACAGCGACGGCAACTGGCGTCAACGGTGGGCCTTCGATGCATTCTTTGACATACCAGATTCGCAAACCGAAACGCTCAGTTGGATTGAGCATGTTGAAATCGAAATGACAGTGCAGAACGCTGGCGGTGTAGTCACCGTCAACGAGAACTTCACTGTAGACATCTAGGAGGCTCACCATGGCCGGAACAATTGGCGAAGTTGTTAGCATTTCAATCACTCGGGAAACCGTTGTTGTACCGCAAGCCGGGTTTGGCGTGCCTCTGATTATGGGCGATTTGGCCGAGTCATTCAACGAAGGCTATCCTGCCGCATGGTCTACCCGCTACGTGGAATACAATAGCCTTGCAGAGGTTGTTGCAGCCACATTCGACGTTACCAAAGCAATCTACAGGGCAGCGCAGGAATTGTTTGCACAGAACCCACGGCCCGCAACTATCGCAATCGGCTACTATGACAGCGGTGCAGCGGAAACAATGACGAGCGGTCTAGCTCTTGTGGTTGCCCAGTCTAATGCATGGTGGGGCCTTCTGGTCACTGACCGGACAGACGCCAATGCCGGGGATGCGTGGGAAGCTGCGCAGTGGGTGCAGAGCAATAAGAAGTTCCTCCTGAATGCCAACGACGACACCAACATCAAAGACAGCGCAGTCGAGGCTACCAGCCTAGCAGCACTGGCACGGGCGAACAGTTACGACCGCACTTCCATCCTGTACCATTCAGGGGCCGCAGCCACCACCACCGCTGCCGGTTGGCCGGATGCTGCATGGTTCGGGCGAGTGCTTCCAACCGATCCCGGCTCTGCAACATGGGCCATGATGCCGCTTGTGGGTATTTCCGCAGATGACGGGTTGACCAGCGGTGAGCGCACCATTATCGATAACAAGGGTGCCAACTTCTACAACACCATTCTGGGCACCGCCGTTACCCGTAACGGACGTACTGCCCTGGCAAATTCATATATCGACCTGATCCGCTTCAGCGATTGGCTGGAGTCTGACATGGGCGGGCGCATCTTCACTAAGATGGTTGCTCTTGACAAGATTCCGTTCACTGATGCCGGGGTGGGGATTGTTACCGGAGCCATGGAAGACAGTCTCAAGGAAGCCGTTAGGCGTGGGGCAATCACCGACGACTACACGATCAGTGCACCCAAAGTAAAGGACGTGAGCGACGCCAACAAGGCTCTGCGCAACCTTCCTGATGTTTCATTTGTGGCTACCGGAGCCGGGGCCATTCACGGCGTATCAATCACTGGCGTTATTCAGGTCTAAGAGGAGGATTATCATGGCAGTAAAAACGTTTAGCCCGAAAGAAGTGGGTATCCTCTTTGGCGGCATTGACCTTCAAGGATGGAACACAGTTACCGTGCGGAGAAGCGAGGCCCTATTTACGAAGGTATCCAGCGCAGACGGGCGGGAAA